GCGCCAGTCCTAAGCCGCCCACCTCGCCGCCATCCGCTCCCGCCGCTCCCGAATCTCAGTGACCCGCTCGATCAACTGGGCATCGGTGAGGACGCCGTGGACGTTGCCACAGATCCAGAAGCGCCCTGCGATGTCAGGGCGACGTTCCGGGTTGCAGCGGATGACCGGAATGTATCCCTCGCGTTGTAGAAACGACACCGACGTCTGCAACACCTCTGGGTCCGTCTGTGGCCCTGCCGACACTGGCGTCGTGGTCAACGAACCAAACTTAGGGATACCCAACTCATTACGCATCTGGCGGGCCTTACGCGAGCACATGCCGAAGTGCTTAGCTGCTTTATGGATAGGCATGGATGCGGCAAGCTTAGCGAAATAGGCTAAGTCGCGTTCCTCGTAAGGCTTCTTGTAGTTAGGTACACCCAGCTCGGCACGCCACTTGCGGGCAAGCTCGACGCCACACTCGAACCGATGCGCGCAGGCTTCGTTACTGTTGACGGCGGCAAACTCGGCAAACTCGGCAGGGATCGTGCGGACTGCCTTCTTGCCTGCCCAATCACCCAGATTATTCGCACGGGCGGCACTGTAGATGGTCGACGTTGCAAAGCCGATCATCTTGGACACCTTAGCCGCGCTTTTGCCTTCCTTGATGGCTTGGGCGATGATTTCGATTTCCTTGGGGCCGATACGCTGGTTCATCATTTTTCATCTCCGGTTAGGGTGTTGAGGACGAGAGTTGAGTAGCCTACGATATCGCTCCAGGAGTCGACGTGGTTCGGATTGCCGTTTAGCGCCCTGGACAGCTTTGCCAGGATCATGAACACGGCATATTGCTGCGCCGCTGTCATCTTGCGGTACGACGGGCTGGCCTGCGCCACATCAAACAGGTCCATGGCGATCTTGGCGCCTACCGGGTATTCCCCATAGGTCGTGCCGCGTTCGGATAACATGGCTTCGATGGTCATGACTGGAGGGCCTTTGCGATTGCGTTGCGGGCGCGTTCAACGTTGGCATCGAAGTCAACCATTACGGTATGCGTGCCGTCGATATCGTTGATGAACCATGACAAAGCCTCCAGCAAATCCGGTGCCGCTGCGATTAGACGGACGGATGCAATCTTTTCATCATCAGGCCTATCCGCGTGCATGATGTGTTTGCCATCTGGCCCGTACATATGATGCCAGGGGATGCTATCGTATGGCGGCGATGACATAGACCAAGGCCCCGGCGTTCCCTTAAACTCGCTCACAACTCATCTCCCGATGCACGCGCAAATGCGCTGAAAACCAAACCAACAACAATGCTAAGGGCAATCCAGATGATTGCGCCGATAATCCAGGGGTTCATTTTACTTTCTCCTTGGCTGGCTTCAGCGAGCGCATCTGGTTGATGAAAGTGTCGTCGGCTTTGGGGAGTAGGCGGAATGCACTACTGCACCATGCTTCAGCGTCGTGCTCTCTCGCTGGATGCCCTAAAAGGTCAATCCCAACACCGGCTTGGCAATCAAAGCTATGTTCTTCGTCATACCAATCGACAAATGTCACGCGGTCAATAGTGCCAATCGGCACATACCTTCCCGTACCTCCAATGCAAACCACCACATCCCCAACCTTAAATTCATCAGCCATGATCCATCACCTCCCTAACAATCCGTGCATGTTCATCCTTGACCCAATTACGGGCCTTAGCGCGCATCCTGTCACCCTTTGCCGTGGCGCGGGTCATCTTGCCTACAGCGGCCTCTAGCGGGGCCTGTGCGGGACCGTATGCGACGATATCGCAAAGCTGTGCGCGTAGCTGGTGGTGGTTGCCCTCCTGCACTGTGGCGATGTCTCCAGCGATGCCCAGAACCTTCACGACCACAGGCTTGAAGCCGCCCGTGTAGATTGCGTAGTGGTTGGGTTGGGGGGTCATGAGAAGAAACCTCCCCAGTAGAGCAGCCCCAAGCCGACTACTACGTCAAAGAATGGTGCCCACCACTTATCGGCTGGGCGAGGGTTGCCGATGTATGAGTAACGCAATGCCATGGTCATTGCGGTTAGGGCTAAGAATATGCCTTCAGGCCAGCCGATGTTGATGTTCATGATTCCATCTCCTTATAAAGCTCAGGAGCCTGCACCCCATGCACGGCGGCAAGGGTGGCAAGCGACTTGATGTAGTAGCTAGGCACGCCGCGAGCCTTCCAGTTGCTGAAGGCGGCGGTCTTGATGTTGAAGTGAGACATAACCCTCTGACGACCGATGCGATCGAGGGCGGCTGCGTGGTGGTGAGGTGTTTTGCTCATTTGAGTTGGGTAGCGCATCTGATAATCGTACACAAGCGTGAAATTGCCGCTTGACCATTTTCTTATCCTGCTGCATACCCCATCCAACACGCAGCAAGGGAGCCGCTGAGATGACGACGGAAGAATTCAATGAACTACCGTCCGGCGTTCGGATGATCGTAGAGCAAGGCAATTTGGATCACTGGTTCAATGCGGCCCTTTGGGGCGGTAAAAACCCTGTTAGGCCAGCACCAGCCGCGTTCGTTCGCGCTGAAGAGGCTGGCTTGGTTGAGAAGCATTTCCATACCCACAAGTGGCGATTGACCAATCTAGGACGCTCCATGCGCCACCAGTCGGAGTCCGCGCAATGACCCACGACTACGACGCCATGACCCGCGCCATAAAGGACGCGCCTTTGGGTGTGCAACTGCGCATCATCCGCCAGATCGTGGAGGCCAAGGACTTCCAGGATTTCACGTCCGACGCGCTGTATCTGCTGGATGACGCGCTGGACGACATGGATGCGCAGGCTGTGGATATGCTGCGGCAGGAGGATTTGGAGATGTTTGGTAAGGAAGTAGAGGCATGAGCACGCAGCACACTCCAGGTCCTTGGCACGCACAGCACATGGGCAACGTTAACGGCGTTCGCATGTCTTGGATGGTCAAAGATAAGTTATCGGTAGGCACTCGCAATCCTGCTGACGAAGCGCTGGTTTCTGCTGCCCCCGACCTGTTGGCATCGGTGATCGAGTTACTCGAACCGCTTGAGCGCGCATCTGCTGCAATGGTGGCTGAAGGCAAAGCGCTAGATCAGAACGGTGAAGCGGCATTCGATCGCGCTCGCGCTGCCATCGCCAAAGCAACCGCCGTATGACCCCCCGCCAGATCGGAGCCACGGACTACCAGCGCAACCGGACGCGGGCACAGAACCCTTATCGCCTCGCAGGACCGTCTAGGGCTGCATGGTTTGGGGGTTGGGATGATGCGTACAGAACAGAGAAAATGGAGATAGCAGCATGAATAATAATCCAACAGCGTTCCCGTACATGGAAATTTCGGAGGACGGCGTAACGCTTGAGAATCACAGCGGAATGAGTTTGCGCGATTGGTTCGCGGGTCAGGCTCTGGCTGGTTTGGCCGCATCACCGATGGACATGCCCGCCGAGGCATACGGCATGACCGCATACTTCATTGCCGACGCCATGCTTGCCGCTCGCAAGGAGTCCAAGCCATGTTCATAAAGACCACCACCCACAAGCGCATCGTAGCGGAGAAGGATGCGGAGATTGCGGGGTTGATGAAGCGGTTAGGTAAGGCAAGGGAATATCTAGACCTGAACCATGCCGAAAGCGTGAAACTTACTAGGAAAGTCTGGAGTCTGGAAGATGAGGTCGACTCCCTCCGCGCCCGCCTAGACCCCTTCACCAAGATCCGTAACCGTGACAGTCGCGGACGCTTCATCAAGGACACTGTAGCATGACCAAAGCAGCAGAATACCCAATCGGCACACTCTATGACATGGCCGATATCCCCGACGAAGCTATGCCGCGTTTCTTGGCAGAGCTGCCGCTGATCCTTGCCGATGTTCGGCGTGTTAAGGTGATGATGGGCGGCTTCAATGAAGCGTTCAACGGCATGATGGCCATGCGTGCGGAACAGCCGTCTTGGGTCGATGATGATCTTGGGGTGTGCAACATGACCGTCAGTGCCGCTGGGGTTGATGGCACAATGACGGTGACAACGCCTCTTGGCGGTGACGTATGATCTACCAGCGCCGCCACTCTCTCCACACCCGCGACCGGGACATTGCCAATATGCCACTACAGCCCGACCATGCAGGCGAATCCTGGTACGTTTCTCTTGCCCTGTGGATCGCAATGGCGCTTGTCATCGTGGCATGCGCTGTGGCATTCGCTTAATCCTTTAGGAGATGATGAGATGACCGATACGACAGACCAGCAAGCGGTGACGGTTGCGCACGATATCACCCGCAATCCGGAATCGATCTGGCTCTCGCCCATCTGCGACGACACCGCACATCATGGCGAGGGCCGCACATGGGCAGCTCCGGCACCCGACGAGACTTGCGAGGATTGCAGCGAGCCTTGGGTCGAATACGTCCGCAGCGACCTCGCCTCTGTATCATCCGCGAGTGCAGAGACGTTCTTGGCCCAGCTGCGCCGCGTCAATTCGGAGCGGTACGAGGCATGGATCACGAACCCGATCATGCTTTGCGAGCATTGCGGCGCGGATGCTTCGGCGCGGTCGCCGGTGTGCAAGCCTCCGTTCGACAACCAACCGCATAGCTTCACCAGGCCGCATCCGTATCTGACGATACGCAACGATGCCGGAATGATGTTCGACGCGCTCGAGTTGGGCGGCGAGGTCGGCGAGCTGCTAAACATCGTCAAGAAGCTGGAGCGCGAGGAACGCGGCTGGCGCGGTTCGCGCGCGAACCCGGCAGACTTCGACGACGAGTGCGCCGACGTGCTGATCTGCCTCGACAAGCTGGCCCGCCGCCGGAATGTCGACCTTGCCGCCGCGACGATCGCCAAGTTCAACGCGACCAGCGACAAGGTTGGGCTGCCGCATCGCCTCGCCGCATCCCCCGAACCTGTACCCGCGACCAATCAGGCGGGAGAGGTGGAGCGGAACCTTGAAGCGCAGCGGCAGGCCATCGAAGCGTGCGCCCGGATGTGCGATCGCATGGTCGCTGACAAGAATCTGCCGGACGAGGCGCACAACGCGGCATGGAACCTCGCTGTCGGCATTCGTGCCCTTCGCCCGAAGCTTTCTGTCGCTACCCAGCCCGCAACGTCGCAGGAGGGGGGCAAGTCTTTCGCGTCGTGGTCAACCGATACTCTTGCCGATCAATGCCGCATGCAGGCACGCGATCAGCTTGATCCGGAGTTTTCCAGTTTCCTCGAAGAAGTAGCCGACCGCCTCGCCGCCACCCCGACGCCTCCCACCCTATCGGAGGACTTGCGGGAGGTTGTTGAGCGGTTCGTGAAGCTGGAGCGGCGTGTTCTCGCGGATATGGCATCCGCTCACAGTCAGCGCGGACCCGGCGCATCGTCAGAAATGCGGTCCGATGATCGCGACGACATGGCCGAAGCAAATGCCGCGTTTGAAGCCGCCCGCGCCGCCCTCGCACAGGTGAAGGCATCAT